GTCGCGTCGTCTTCGTGACGATCCGACCTGGATCGAGACCACCAAGTATGCCTCTCCGGGCAATTTCGCCCTCGGCGAGGTGGGCAGGATCGACGACGTGGTCTTTATCGAGACTACGCAGGTAAACGAAATCTGGAACGATCCGAACCTGCCCGAGAATCAGCGCAAGCCTGTTTTCCAAGCGATTATGATCGGCGACAACGCGTTCGGGCATGCGATTTCTCTCCCCGTCGAGCTTCGGGACGGTGGCGTCCTTGACCACGGACGCGAACACAGCATCGCATGGTACGCGATTTGGGGTCTCGGACTTATCACGGATAGTGCGGTTTGCGTTCTTGAGACGAACTGAGCTTCCGCAGGTCAGGAAGTATGTCGATCTTGCGGAAACGCGAATTGGGGCTTAATTCTGGGACTGGGAACTAGCCTGACGTCGCCGTTCAAACGGTACTGAAACGAAGGTCCGGCTCTCGGAAAACCGTGGGCCGGATCTTTGTGTTACAACAATCAGCTTCGTTTCCACCACACTCATATATGTACGTGTGTGAGTGAAAAGACGGAGCTGAAAATTGGCTGCATCTAGGAAGTCCCCCCGGGACCACACGGGCCGCAAGGCGATCGAGCTTGCCGAGAAGCACGCCGAGGAAATCGCGAAGAATCAGGGTCGTATTACGACCGTGGCCGTCCCTGACATTGTGGTGGAGGACGTCGTAGAGGACGACGCTCCCATCGAGGTCGGCTCGGACATGGTAAAGCTCCGAGTCAACACTGACCTTGAAGACGTGACAATCGGTCAGGGAAACACCTTCACCTTCTACCGCAACAAGATCTACACGGTCCCGAAGTGGGTTTATGACCACCTGGATGAGAAGGGATACGTGTGGCACTGAAAAAGATCGAACCCGGCGCTTCCTACCGACTGGTTTCTGATTATGGTGTGGGGCCTGGCTCCATCCCGGCTGGTGCAGATCTGAAGGTCACCGGAATTTATCCGCCGGGAACCCCTGGGATCGGATACAGCAATGAGGACACAGTACTGGCCGAGTACGACAGGCCGGGTGCGCCTCCGCAGACGATTGCCGTCGCAAGGTCCGTCTTTTCGCAGATGGTGAAGGCGGTGTGAGAGATGGCCGGTAATCCAACTGTGTATGGCGCTCAGGCGATGGTCGATTTCCTGACTGGACGCGCTGTTGCCTGGAGCGAGCGAGATGTTTACCTCGCTCTTTGCACGAGCCTTCCGCCGGACAACGTCGGCCTCTCTTCCTTGCCTGAGGTGACGACCCCTGGCTATGCCCGGCAGAAAGTGACCTGGGGTGCGGCGTCGGCAGCGCGGCCGAGCATCGCGAGCAACAGTGCCGTCGTGACCTTTGGTCCTGTTACCGACGACATGCAGGTTCCCGCTACGCACGCGGCACTCGTCACCGCCCAGGTGGGCACGGTAGGGGAGGTCCTTTTCATCTGGACGCTGGACCAGACTCAGCAGGCGGTTAACGGCCAGGCTCTGCAGATTGCGATCAACAAGCTGACGATTTCTCTTTCCTAAGCTGCCCGGTTCCCTCGCTACCGCCGGGATGGAAAAAGGCCCTAGCCTGATCAGGCTAGGGCCTTTACAAGCTGGTCGAGCCTACCGGCGTCGCTTCGGCTTGGCGAACAGGACCGCATAGCCGACGCCCATGCCGCCGATGCCGATCCAGGCATATTCGAGCAGCGCGATTGCCGTCGACAGATCCTCGAAGCCCGCCTTCTTCACGAGCATGGCGATGATCATGGTGACGAACATCACGGCGACGGTGGCGAGTCCCCACTTCGCCGCCAGCGCTGCCCGGTAGCTGAGGATGAGGGCGAAGCGCTCGTACCAGGGGACCCTCTCCAGGATCGGGTTCCCGAGAGCGTCGCGCATCGGCTGACCCGTCTCCGGGTTGATGACGGGCCGCCACCTCGGATGCGCCATGTCGTAAAACGCATAGGCGCTCGCCGCGTGGATCGTCTCTTCGACCGGATCAGGAATCCGGGGGATGCCGTCGTGATTGTTCACGTGCCCTCCTGAGCCTTGGTGGTGGTACCGCAAGCGTACCCGTTGAAGTAGGGGTTATACCAGTTTGAGTCCGTTTATCACCACAATTGTTATATGGCCGACATTGCTGAGATCCGATCCCGGTTGCGTTCCGCACTGGGCGATCTCGGCGACCGCTTTAGCATCACGCTCACCGGTGGGCGATCTAGTTATGAGCTGGGATACCGCCGGGTCAGTGACGTAACCGTGTACGAGCTGTCGGGGAGTGCGGCGACCGAGATCCCTGCCGACAGCTATGAGCTGGATGCCTACGACGGTGTTCTAACCTTCCCGGACCAGATCCCGGAGACCAGCAGTGTTCTTATCACAGGCCGTGAGCACGGCCTGTTCACGGATAAAGAGCTGGATCGCTACATCGACACGGCCGTCAAGAAGCACTGCCATGGGCGTGAGATCACGGAGCGTAAGCGAAACCCGACTACCGGCTTTATCTACTACGAGCGCACGCTGATCACGCTCGACAACCTGCCGGAAGTCGAGGAATCGGCGCTGGTCATGCTCGCCACGATCGAAGCGTTGTGGGATCTCGCGACTGATGCCGCTACAGATATAGACGTCTGGACAGCTGAGGGCACGCATCTGTCTCGTGCCCAGCGCTACCAGCAGCTGATGCAGCACATCGAGGAGCTGACGCAGCGGTACCACCATCTATGCGAGCAGCTCAACATCGGCTTGTACCGTATCGAGGTCCACACGCTCCGACGCGTCAGCTACACCACGGGTCGCTTGGTACCCATCTTCAGGCCGCGCGAGTACGACGAGACCGGGCCTGGTTCGTGGCCGAAGAGGCTGCTGCCGCCTATCGACGCGCCTCACGAGGATACGTCCGGCATCCCGTCGCCGATCGCTGGTGGCTGGGGGCCGTAATGGCGCGTCTTGACCACAAAAAGGGGCGATTTGATGTCGAGTTCGAAAGCGACGAGATAGATGGCGCACTGCACGGCTATCAGGGCATCTATGGTCAGTCCGTCTTGTACTACCGGTTCCTGAGAGATAGCAGCCAATTCCATGACGTCTACGGGGAGCCGACCGGGTCTGGACGGATCTATGAAGCTCCTGAAGCGGTCCCTGTTCTCAGCGTAGTTCGAGAAGAGGGGAGTGCCGAGCAGCTGGACGGCGGCCTCTACTGGACCGACACCCTGCACCTGTCAGCGAGCTTTGCGCAGCTCTCCAAAGCCGGGCTCTCACAGCTCGACATCGTTCACGGTCGTTACCTGAACGACAGGCTTGGTTATGACGGCCGAATCTGGAAAGTGACCCGAATTGCCGTCCTGGGTCAGATCCGCCGACGCGACTTTATCGTCGGCGTCGACGCCGTGCAGATGAAGGGGCCGGATCTGGTCGAGGACCCACAATTCGCCGACTGGTCGCGTGTTGATCCCGATATCGGTGACGGCTCGACGATCGATCTCCCGGACTGGACGATCACCATTCCTGACATCCCGACGACGCTGCCGACAGGCGACCCGGTCGTCAAGGTGTTCACACAAAACACCCCCGCGTCCACGTGGATCATCGCCCACGCGCTTGGCTATCGACCACACGTGACGCTTCTCGACCAACACGACCAAGAAGTCTACACCGATGTAATCCATCTGGACGAAAACACGATCTCCGTCGTCTGGTCGAAACCCACAGCTGGTACTGCTCTCCTCACCTAGCCGAGGTTTTGATGGCGACGAAGTTCGGTAATGGCATTGACCTTGACAACAACCGCATCATTAACCTTGCCGACCCCAGTAACCCGACCGACGCGGTAAATAAGCAATACACGGATGCGCTCGTTCGCGGCCTTTCCTGGAAGCAAGCAGTGAAGGCCGCCACCACTACGAACGGCAGCCTGAGCAGCGCATACGAGGCAGGGGACACGTTGGATGGTGTCGTTCTACAGGCCGGGGATCGCATCCTGATCAAAGACCAGACCGACGCTACGGAGAACGGCATCTATATCGTTCAGGAGTCTGGCGCTCCTGTACGCGCCCCGGATGCGGATACCGGCGACGATCTCCGTGGCGCGACCGTGACCGTTCAGATGGGCACGGTCAACGCGGACAAGGTGTATCGACTGATCACCGACAATGTCACTGTCGGTGTCACAGAACTTATCTGGACTGAGATTGGTGGTGCCGCTCCGACCTACTCGGCAGGTAATGGTCTTGTCGAAAACCCGGCACGCGTGTTCAACGTGGGCGCGGGCGACGGTATCACCGTCAATTCGAACAGTGTCGCCCTTGCGTCGACGGTCGCCGGTAGTGGACTGAGCTACGCGTCCGGAATTCTCAATGTCAATACCGGTACCGGCATCGTCATCGAGGCAGATGCCGTGGCCATCGACGTCAACACGGTCACCCGGAAAATGGCGGCGAATATCGGTAATGGCGTGGCCACTACTTTCCAGGTCAATCACAACCTGGGCACGAGAGACGTTGAAGTAAAGATCCGATACAACGTTGCACCATTCAGTTTCATTGAAACAGATGTCGACGCCACGGACCCGAATTATGTGACCCTGACGTTCGCCAAGCCCCCCGCCAGTAACGAATTCCGAGTAATTGTGTTCGGCTGACATGATTCGATTCGCAACGGTTCTTGGACTCGATCTCGTCGATACGTCCCCGAATCCGCCCTCTGGTCAGCTTGCTTTTTATGCGCGAAACGGCAGGCTGCATACGAAAGACAGTGGCGGCAGTGAGGTAGCCTATGCGACCACTGCTGAGCTGCCGCCGCGTGTCATCCCCTACTCAAT